CAATCTTTTTGCGTCCTGGCTTTGAAGGATCTTCTTCTGCAGCTAGTGCATCATCAAGTTGAGCAATTGCGTCATTAACCTCCTCTTGTGTGACTTTTTTCTCACCTGTAGCATCAGAAGTTTTATTTTCTAAAAAAGTAAGATCTGCTGGTTGTTCTTTTGAGAAGACAGTTTTTGGTGCTTCTTCTTCAGCAGTTACTACACTTTCTGCTCCTGGTAAGGGTAAAAAGTCATCAATACTTTCAAGTGTTACATTAGATGTTACATCTGCTGCTCCACTATTAGGTTTTTTTTCTTCCATGTTTTTCTGTTTTTGTGGTTTCTTGTTCTTCTTTCAATATAAAGGTACAAAATAAACTTTAAAAATTTAAACTATTGAGTACCAGTAATAAAAGTTTTTTACACTATATTGCTATACTACTTTTTTTTAGATTGCTTTTTGTCATACTTGTTCTTGTTAGCAATTGCAATTTGTAATTGTTTATCAGCAATATCTTTACGTGTTTGTAGTTCTTGACGTTTCAAATCATTTTGTGTTTGCTGTTCAATAATTCTATTAGTTTCTCTTGTTTCAGCTATTGTCTGATCACGTTCTTTTGCTCTACGTTTGTCTAGATATTCTAGTGTATCAATATAATCAGTTTGCTGATTTAAGTTTTGATCTTTCATACCAGTATAACCTGCTGCACGAATCTCTGCAATTTGTAACTCATTCTGTCTATCCAACTGTGCTTGCTCTGCTTTAAACTTAAGTTCTGCCTCAAGTCTTTGATTTTCACCTTCTTGACGTGTTTTTTCTGCTTCTTGTTGTGCTTGCATTTGTTGTTGCTGCTGTGCTTGAACTTTTTCTTCAACTGCTTTAAGAGTATGTGTAATTTCAGCAAGAGAATCAGCTTTTAACAAGTTACCTAAATCATAGATAGATGCACCAGTAGTATTGTTATTAAGTGCTAATTGTCTTATTTGTTCCATCAACTGACGTTGATTTACCTTAGTAGATATAAATACATTGAAATCTCTAAGTAGTAGTTCAGTTCCATTTATCTCAAAATTAACCTTTTCATCTAACGCAGTCATGTATTGTAGTCTTACACTCTGTTTTGTAGAAGCATAATACTGTGCTAAATCTGTACGCATTTCATGAACTCTAGGCATCAAATACTCAGAGTGTTGTGTAAAGTATGGTTCTGTTTGAGAGTAACTTTGATTGATTGCTTGTTCTATACCTTGTGCTGTTTCTTGTGCGTTTACTGCACCCATACGCTGAGGTGTAATACCAATAGCGTCAAAACATTGCATCTTGAAGTGGTTAGCAAGTTGTATCCTTGACATCAAACGATTAGTTTGTTCTAGGTTAAGTACTTGATAATGTTGGAAATTAAGTGCGTTTTCTGTGTTTGTAATAGAAGTATCCAATGGTAAAATACCAAAGTTCTTCATGGCAACATACGCTTTACCAAAATTACCATGTCCCCAATCTTCACCTGCAGAATGACGAGGTAATGCATTTTGATCTAACATGATAACAGTACCTAACTCATCAATAAGAATATCAGCTATCTGATTGTTTACCAGATTATAACCAATTTGATATGGTTTCATCTTATCCACGAGAGAACGTGATTTGCTATTTCTGTCAGAATATACTGCACCTTCTACAGGAAGTTTACATCCATATAAAGTAAAGTCTCCTTTGAATTGAAATTTTACAGGAGCAACATCTAGGTAAATAGGAGAAAAGTTTAAGTTATCTGTGTTACCATAAAAGGTTGGTCTATTTGGTCCAATCTTTACACCTCCCCATACTTGATTAATCCATATCCAATCTATATGCTCACCAAACATTAAAGTTTCACGTGATTTCTTTTTTATAACTCTTGTATCGTATATTGGTTTTTCTGTAATCTTGTAAGTCTCATCTACAATCATATCAGTCAACATTCCTAATTCATCAATTCTGGTAAGATGACCTACCATTCTTTGAGATTTCCAATAACAATTGGTTACACGAAGTAAACCTGTGTTATCAAAATCCAGCATATCTTCAGATTCACTGATGATTTTTAAAATTATATCATCACCATATCCATTGGTTGTATCTCTGTAAGATGTAAACTGACGCATACCAAGAGAAGGTCCATCAACATTCCACTCGTGCGAGCGCGAAGCATCATAAAAAGAACCATCATTTTGAACACCTGGAAGAATATAACCTGCAGATTTTACAGGATAAATAGCTTCAAGTGACTTAAGTTGATCTCCACTCATCTTATAACCATACTTATCTATTACATCAGCAGGTGTCATAAGATCTATTTTACCAGCCCAGTTTGATTGAGATACATATCTTGCACCTGGCGATTTATGATAAAATGTAAGAACAGGATTCCATACCTCTAATTCATAATCATCTTCAAGCATATTGAAATGCCAGAACTCTCTATCTGTAATTAAACTATCTCTAAATGCTAAAGTTTCTAACTCACGCATTTTAAATCTTTCTTCATCTACATTATGCTGGTGAGTGGCCCACTCTTCCATCATTGACTTGTATGATTTTTTAAAAAACTCCTCAATTTCTGGTAAAGATTTTATACTTTGCTCAGACATCATTTCTTGAATCTGTTGAGATTGTTCCTCATTTTTAGGATCCAAACCCATTTCTTCAACTTTCTGTTGCATCTTACGTTCAGCTCTTGCAACCAAAACCTCTTCAACCATCTTTCTTTTTTCCTCCATCATTTCATTAAATGATGTTTCATCCACTGTTCTGTACATGATTTTGTCGTTGCGTTTAGCAAACTCACTTGTCATAACATTGACAACATTAGGAATAATTGGAAAAAACTTAAGTTCAAATGCAGAAGTATCTTCTTTAGTAAGAACATCAATAAGCTCAGCCATGTCATTGTTTTCTTCAACAATGTAATCTGTCTTATCAATTATACCATTTGCAAGTTTGTAGTTTTTTAGAAGACGTCTTGCGTTTCTTCTAATTTGTTTTAAACCTTGCATTTCATACCAATCCATATTCCATGCTCCCCATGCTTCATCTTTATCCTTTACTGGTAAAAATTGAACTGGTTGGGTAAATGTACCCATTTTGTTAAAGTCAGCCTTAGCTCCTTTTTTTAATTGAAGTGCGTTAAATATTTGCATTTTACCTCATATTTTTAAATGGATTCCTACTTTTTTTCATTGGTGATTCTTTTGCTTTAACTTCTTGTAAACCAACATGACGAAAAGGATTCGTAAATAAGTTAAGAATTTTTTTTCTGTTTTGCAAATCACCAGAATTCTCATGTTCTTCTCGCTTAGTATATCCTCTGTTAGATTCTTGTACTCTTGCAAAAGCAACAAGTGCACAAAATGCTACAAGTCTATCCACGTTTAAACCATCTCTATATGCCTGCATCTCTTTTAAAAGCATGATATCTGGTATTCTTTCAACACCATATGTAACTTTTGTAATTGTACCATCAGGTTTTGTTTGAACATCTATTTCTTCTTCTAAAAATTGTATAGCATAAGACACAAGATTTGATTTAAAAAGAGTTCCTGTGTTTCTCCAACCATATTCTTGAAATACATTATTGTTACTTCCTAGTTCTTTTAAGAATGAAATTTGGTTTTTTGGCACAAGATATTTTTGTTTTCTTCTCTCTATCATGTATTGAATAAACAAATGGACGTTGTTTTCTACTATTGTCCAGGCGTTATAATATTCAATCATTATCTCTAATCTTTGATGAGTTTTCTTCAGGTCATCAAACCTACCACACCATGAAGCTACTATCTTATCACGTTCCAATCTTACCTCAACTGAACCATCATTTTTATGAATTTTTACTTCTTGCTGGGTTTTGTATATGAAAATAGAACACAAAGATTCTGATGTAGTTGTTTTACCTTCTGACACAGGATCTATGGATGCATAATACATTCCAAACTTAGGATTAGGAATTGGCTTTTCGTATATTACAATTGCTCCTTCTTTGTTTTCTGTTTTAGGAGAAATAGGAAACTCCATTATTGGTAGTTTTCTTGTAGAAACTTGCACTATTTTATCATCTTCTCTTACAAGATCTACATAATCCACAGGATAATCTTTATCTTCAATCCTGCGAATTTGTTGTGAAACAAGATGCTCAGGAAATCTAGCTTCTTTTCTATAATCAAAAGCTTCTTTGATATTAATAGGTTTCTGAGAAATACGTAATCTATAATCTTCAGGTTTAAGTTTTTTCTTCCAATCTTCACGTTCTGCAAGAATCATCTCTAATGATTTCTCTACTTGAGAGTTACCAAACTCATCTATACATGGAAGCATTGACCATTGTTCTGGTATAAACAAACCACACATTCCTTTAGTTCCTTTATCATCAAGAAGATCTGTTTCAACAGCCATTATATCTTTTGAATCAGGATTTAAAATCAATTCTTTTAGTGGTTCACATTGTTCTAAATCACCCACTGAACCTGCAACCACAAACATACCAGTATACATCATACCTGATTTCATAGCTGGTAAAAGATACTCTAAAGTGGTACTCATTTTTGGAGCAATCCCTGCTTCCTCATGAAAAAATAAAGTACAAGGACCACCAACACCATTTGTAGGATCTTTTTCTAAAACCAATCCCATGATAACTGATTTTAAACCTACATCCACTTTTCTACCACCTTGATTTACCTCAGCTTTTTGTTCCCAGTTAAGAACTTTATCAGGATTACATGGACGATACCATGCTGTATGTTTATTTAGAAAGTTTCTGTATTCTTCAAGAAAACGCCATGTTCCTTTTTCATTGATATAATCTTTTAGTGAACCTGCCATTTTAGAAACAGAACCTTCTTCAAACCAGAATAAATTTATGATTTTACCAGCATGATAATATGAAGATGCAATCTGACGTTTCTTTAAAATAGCAGAATGCTTGTTGTTCATAAATGCTAATTCTTCATAAAGAGCCATATGATACTGAGCATCACGTACATCAGCAAATGTAAACTTATTTACCTCTTTGTTATAAATAGGTAAAAAGTTTAACCACATGTAATAATCTCGTGGAAGATACCATGTCTTGTCTTTGTTTTTAAAGATTACACCTTTACGACATTTATCTTTTTCTTTGTTCCAGTATTCTATAAAATCTTTAGAACGCTCTGGCGCTTTACAATAAAGTCTATATTTATTAAAGTTCCTACCTTCTTCATTGAAGTGTATAGAACATTCATCAAACTCATACTTACCTGGCTCTTTAAAAATGCTAAAAAGAAAAGAAACATAATCTTCTCGTGTAGCAAATTGTGTTTTACTCCATTCTTTGGTTTGATAATCGTATGTTGGTATTTCTTTAAACATTAGAAACTTGGTTCTTCTACAATTAGTGTAACGATTTTTAATCCTGAAAGGTTCCATTTTACAGTAACCACTTCATATTCAATATGGTTAATGTTAACTATTTCACCTTTTCTTGGTATCTCAGACATTTCAAGTCTTGTTAAATGTCCATCAGAAATGTGTTCTATGTGTACTAAATTCATATGTTTAGAATTGATCGTATGCTAAATTTTGTCCTCCTCTTACTGTTCCTTTTTGTTCTTCCATAAGGTCTTTATACGCTCCTTTAAAAGAACCACGTATCTGCTCAAACTTTGCTGCAGCGTTAACAAGTGGTGTAATATTACCATCACGCCCATGTTGAATTGGGGTATGTTCCATGTAAGTTGCAAGACGGTCCAACATAGATTTGATACCCATGTAAGCCCTGTACGTAGGCGTTTCATATAATTTTTTACAAAATTCTAATGCAATAATAATACTCTCATCTTCAGTAGAAAACTCTGCTTCTAACTGAGTCAAAATTAATTCTTCTTTTTCATGTTCTCGCATGTCAAAAAAAGGATTTATATCAGGATTAGGACAAGTCATATAGAAAAGATAACTGTACACTTTCATGTAATCATCTGGATATTCAGTCATAATTCCTTTTAAACTTGCCAGATTGTAGCAATGCTCTGTTGGAACAATTGCTCCATTCTTTATATCAAATAGCTTTATCATTTTTTTCTTTGTTTAGTTTGTCAACTGTAGGGCAAGGTTTTTTCTCTTTTACTTCTTTCTTAGGTTTTTTTATCCAAAATTGCTGTTGTTGGTATTCATCATTACTCATTTTTATTTTTTGCTATAGGTTTAACTTCAGTATGAAACATTATTAGAAAGTCTGTATAGGTAATATCAAAACAATAAGTATAACCATCAAGCGTATAAACTATTGTATAAGGTTCAGCTTTTCCATCATCAGAAAATGATTCTCTAAATCCTACGACTCTTTCTAAATCTACAACCATTTTACTATAAACCAGTTGCTCAATGTTCATGCTTTCTTTTAAATGTGAGTTCTCTAGCACTAATACAAACTCTTTAAATATTCCCATTATTTCTTTGTTTTTGAAAAATTTATAATCTCTTGCGCGTGTTCTTTATAATACTGCAATATACTAATAACTTCGTCTTTAAGGTAAGGAAGTTTATAAGGTATTACATCTTTTACTATAGGATCTCCTTGTTCTGTTCTTTTTACAATTGGATAACCAAATTTATCTTCACCTTCTGTCTCAAAAAGTACATGGTGTAATGTCAATGCACCAGGTTTTAATTTTGGATTATGTTTTTGTATCATGTACATATAAACTGATAGTTGAAGTGCATAATGGAAATAGTTGCAATCTTCCAAATGAGAAACAGGACCAGACATTTTTTGAGAAATACCTTCCCAGTTTACATATGACTTGGTCTTTATTTCTTTATTTGTTTTGTAGTCTGTGATATAGATACTATCATTTGCAACTTCTACCAAATCAGATTGTCCACATACACCTACTGATCTTAAGTAAACAAGAAACTCTGGATAAATTCCAGAAGATAGTTTCTGAGAAGACGCAATTTTAAATCCTTGATCATTTGTTAAAGGTTTAATTATTGGTAAATCAGCGTTATATCTATTTATTGTTTCAAAAGATAATAAGTCTTTTTCTCTTTCTTCATGATACCAGGTTCCTAAATCAGTTGCTCTTTTTGCTTCTGCTTTCCATATTTCTTCTATCTCATCAGGTGTCATTCCAAACCATTTGTTGTTTGGATTTTTCTTTTGAGAAGATTTTTTAGCAGTTGTTTTAGAATCAAAGGGTTGCTTAAAATAACTAATAAGCGTAGTTACACTTACCCATAGGGTATTATCAGTATTGTCTATTGAACGATACTTATGATTTTGTGGTTCAAATACAAGCATTATTTTTGATTTTCGTGGATACTTTTTAATATAGCTTCTTCCTCATCTTTTGTGGTTATTGCTGACCAATAACCTTTTGGACACTCTGATGAAAGTGATCTTACCTTAAAAGATAATTTACAACCACAATCACCACAACAAGGTTGAGTTCCTGCTACATAACATTTCTCACCAGTGCGATCAATCAAAGGACATATCTCACATATATCCATTCTAACTTTTGCTATTTCTTCTATATGATCTTGTTTGAATAAACTATTCTTTACTCCTTCAAAGATCTTGTTTTTCTCTTTCCAAAATTTAATAAAGCTCATGATTTGTTGTTTTTAATTGATGTTATACTTTGTCATAGGTTTTTTCAAAAATATCAGGTTTACATGGATAAAATTCTCCTGCAATACCTTTTATAATATAATCTCCTTCCGTTGCTTCATGTTGCCCTTCAAGTGTTGGAATTATACAATAATCAAGTTCATTTCTTCCTGTTCTAAAACTATGAGCAGTATCATTGGTAAATTTTTTTATTTCTTCCCAATTGTTTCTTGTAAATTGTACTGCTTCAATTTCAACTGGTTTTTTTCTAAATTTCTGTGTCATGGTTTTAGATTTTGTTTTCACCTTCTACGTTACGCTTCATTCTGTCTTTAGTTCTTGCATCTTGCCAGTGAATAGCTTCTTCAATTTTAGTAATTGTAAGAGCGTTTTCTCTGCAAGGAAATGCGTCATTCAAACTTTGAAATAAGCATTTTACATACTCAAGCATATCTAAAGCTTGACATCCATTTACGCCTACTTCTTTTATAGGATCTGACTGGATTGTAAAAGATACTATAGGAGCAACTCCTTTTACATCTTCTAGGTTTTCAATAGCGATAAACGCTGTGTTAGAATTACCACCTTCTAACATCTTTAATCTTGCTTTTTCTACGTGTCTCATGTTTATTTGTTTTTATAGTTTTTTTTCTCTTCTTTCTTTTGTTGTTTTCTCTCAGTGTCTTTTTTTATTTTTTCAAAGATATTCTCAAATTTTTTAATCTCAGTCTTTAATCTTAAAATTTCTGTAAAATCTGACATATCTAAATTTTCTTTTGATTCTAATCTGTCTAGTACAATCTTATATGCTATCATCTTGTCCTCAAGTTTTTGTCTCTTTATATAAAAAGTACCAAAACCATCAACAACTAATCTTTCATTTTCTAAAGAACTAAGTTTAGTCTGAACAGATTTAAAATAACAATTGATAATTTCATCTATAGTTTCAAGAGATAGATTCATTTTATCAGCAATCTTCTGAGAAATCTCTTTACGCTTTATTGGCTTCAACTGCTAGAAATTTATAATCCAACAATATGTTACCTTTTCTCTGAATGTTTATCTCAGATTTTATCTCAATTGTTTTCTTGTAAGAATCAGATTTCTTAATCAATCCACGCTTTTCTAATTTAGAAATCTTGTTTCTTATGTTTTGAGATTTGACAGCAAACTCTTCAGGTTCTAAATTTGGGGATGTTTGTTTTACAGCAATACTGCAAAACTTTGTAAGTTCCATGGGACCTACAATGGCAAGTAATGTAAGTAAATCAATATCTGTATCAGACAATGCTTCCTTTCTAAAAAAGACAAACTCAGTCATGACCTGGTATTTAACCAAGTCATGATGAGTCAATCTGTATTTTCTTTCAACTTTTATTACATCCATGATTACATTCTTTTAATGTATTTCAAAGTACTTACTACATTGTGGTGTGCGTTTAGTACCTGAGCAATTGAGTTATTCATAAGCAATGTGACATTCTCATCTATCATATTTGCATGCTTTAATTCCTCGCGATGTTTTTCTAGTACATCTATAAGAAACGCACAAGCATTTTTGCAAGTGTAGATTTCATGCTCATTTGGATCAGCATAGTTAATACCAACTAAGTTTTGACCACGACTTGCCTCAGAAATCTTTGACATATCAATAAGTGTTTCAGTTACCTGTTCAATATAACTTTCACCATCTAATTCTTCTACTTTGTTTATTTCTTCTGTGTTCATTGTTTTTGTTTTTAAGTTATTACCAAATTACTGCTACATCATACTCGCTAATCATAAGTTTAGCGTCATTGTTTACATTCAATCTTTCAGCTGATTTTAGAACTTCAGCAGGAACATAAACTTTGTCGCCAGCTTTAAGTGTGGTTACATCCTCACCTATTGCATACACTTCTAAGTTAGTCCATTTCTTTACCATCTCTTCTTCCAACTGACGCTCCACTTCAGGAGTTAATTCAATCTTAGATTCTGGTCTTTTTGGAAAGTTGATTAATACTCTTCTCCCCATTACTTTAAATGATTTCTTCATAGTTTAAACTTTTTTGATTTAATCTTTCTGTTGTTCTTGTTCATTCTCATCTTGTTCTTCTTCTCCCATGATTTTTCCTGAAGCAGTTTTGATGTTGGCAATCATAACTGCGTGTTGTAATCTTTCAGACTCATGGCGTACTGCACGTGCTTGTTGTTCTGCAAGGTCTGCACGTAATGTGGCTATCTCTATCTGTTCTCTGTACCAGACAATAACCTCTTCTTTTGTAAGTTCTTTCTTTTCTTCTGACATTGTTTTGGATTTTAAGTTCTCACAAATTTAATAATAAAGTTTAAACTTTACAAATTTATATTATTTTTGTCAAAACAATTAATATGTACGTATCCAGAAACGGTGAGTGGAATGCACTAGAAATACTTTGTCAGAAACTAGAATCTTTTGAAACAGATCCAAGCAACACAATAGTTGTAACAGTTTCACCAGACTACAGTGCCACGGTAGGTAT